CCCAACGGCCTTACCTACTGCGACAACGCCCTTGACGCCGATGCCTATGCGATGGACATCGACTACATCTGGAACTGCATGGAGAAGCCGGTGCTTGAGCGCCGTATGCCTCCTCTGACCGCGAGTCTGAAGAAGGCTCTCCGCGACAACGAATGCTATTTCCGTTTCTCTAACAGAAAATAAGGAAAGGAGGACTAAATGAGAGATAAGAATCTATATGCCATCGGCGGCCTGTACAATTACCTTGACGCCGAGAGTTTCGGCCTTATCCTTGACAGGGTAAACGAGAAGTACAATGCCGCTTTGTGGCGCCGTTACGCACAGTGGGGCGAGCCTACGAATGACCGTGAGTGGAAACAGGGCGTGAAGAAGACTCCCATTCTGGTGAGGGCTTCTGTCCTTGGCTCTCATTCTGAGAAGCCTCAGCGCAGCACACAGGGTTGGGAGATCTACGGGGGCACACTCCCAAAGGTAGGTCACGGCTACAACATCACGCAGGACGACCTCATCGAGCTCCGCAAGGTCTCGAAGATGAACGACGTGACTTTTGGAGAGTCCCTGGTGGACTGCTTTATCCAGAACTCAGGCAACATGCTCGGCGGTGTTCACAACGAGCTCACCTACATGCTGATGCAGGCCATGTCAACAGGAGAAATCCATGACATCGCGGTTGACGGTTTCAGATATGACTTCAAGTTCGACATCCCCCAGGAGAACTTCGTGGCTCCTGGCACAGGCAAGAACTGGTTCACGCAGGACGTTTCCGGCAACATCACGGCGAACGCCAACGCCGACGTGGTACAGGATTTCCTTGACTTCCAGACCTACTACACTGACACGCGCAGTCTCGGTGTTGACCACTGGAAGCTGTCGAAGAAACTCCTCGACATGATCCTGAAGCATCCGAGCGTCACCGACGCCTACAAGGCATCGAAGAACTACTACAACCCGACCAACGTGAAGGTTGTCAGAACAGAGGTTCTTGACTGGCTCCATAACGACATGGGCGTGTGGGCGTTCGACGTGATAGACTTCAAGTCCCGCCATGAGGTGGACGGCAAGCCTGTCAGCGACGAACCTGCATTCGACGAACACAACCTTGTCGCAGTCTCCCGCGCATACCGTCCGTTTGAGATGAAGTGCATGAACAGCATCTACAAGGACAGGGTAGCCCTTGGCGGCCTGAACCCATCGGACAGGTATTCTTTCGTGGAAAACCGTATCGCCGTGCTCAACTCGTGGTCAGAGCGTCCAATCATGAACGTTGTCGATTGCGAGCTCTTCGCAGGCCCGGTTTTCAACAATCCAAACGATTACGGTATTGCTACCGTATGGGAAGACTATAAGCCCTAACGTGTAAAAAGTGACTTGACACCATGGCAACAGACGCATCGGTAATCACTATTGGCCAGTATATCCAAGGCAAACTCCGCAACATCAAGCTTACGGAGGATGCCTTGGTGTCGGCTCTTCTTGAAGCAGGAGCGGCATCAGTGACCACAACTATCGTTGATGATGAAGCAGAGACCGTGACAGAGGAGATGTCCGTTGGCTATGACACACCATGCGCCATTCTCACTGAAAAGCAAAGGGACCTCACGCTTGCTGGTATATATGTCTGGGCGGCATCCAGCCCGTCCACATCCGCAAGGGTCAGTGATGAAGACGGTGACTGGTCGCACTCCGAAGGCGGCGAGAGGCTGAGTGACGCCGATGTCAGCCGTTTCCTTCGTCTGGCGAAGGCCTTGTATGACAAATGGAATGTCGAATATCCCGTACCGAGCGCATGGGGATTCCGGGGAACTGGATTCAGATACAAGCGCAAGTGAAGATGATAGACAACCCTGAGTTTCCGCATACCTGCCGTATCATACGGTACAGAAGTAACGGCCCCATGCAGGACGAGCCTCTTTTTGGAGAGGCTGAAGAGGATGCTGGCACAGAGACGGTCATCTACGAGGGACCGTGCAGAGGATTCAACCGTGACACGGTTGCCGACAACGGGGATGTCAACACGTCGTACAGGATGCTCTCGCTTCCAGTGAAGCAGCAGCAGTGGACGGAAGAGACAATACCGCTGGAGGGTGACAAGATAGAACTGCGGAAGTTCGGCCATACGGAATACGGAAGAGTTGTTGACAAGAGGCCTGGGAATCTCGGTACTCACATCATGTGGAAGTATGTCAGGAATTGACCATATCAAAAAGGGAATAAAGGACTACTACAAGCAAATAATCAACACGGTAGAGGCTCGTTGCAGGAAACTGTGCTCCCAGATGTGTGTCGAAGCCGTGAAGAACAGAAGGACTGCGCCTGGCGCGCACAATTTCACGGGAAACCTGCTTAACTCCATCGTCATCTGTCTCTACAGGGAGTCAGAGCCGAGAGACGCCTGGTACTCATCAATGGTTGACGGGGTTACGAAAGCAATCCGAATCAAGATGAGGGAGAGGCCGAGGAAGAAAAGATACTACTTTCCTGTTGATTACGACGGAGGCAAGGGCACGAGTTACACGCCTCAACCCATTCCGATCGAAGGCAGGTGGGGTGTTGATGACGCCAAGGCTTTCTTCCAGTCTTACAGACCACCGGGAGGCCATATCTTCGACATCGTTGTCGCATATACCGTTGAGTACAGCGACTGGGTTGAGAACCAACGGGGAACAACAGGAGTGCTGCAGACAAAAGCGTTCGCCGAAAGAGCCGGAATAACCTATCTCAAACTTGTAAGAGCGTAATGACACAAAAAACGTTGCTATACCTGATCCTCGAAGACCTGACCAATGCGTTGGGTGGTGTAGGGGTGGATGTGTGTCTCGGAAGGCCGAAGATAACAAGCGAGGAAAAAACCGAGTTCGTTGTCGTTGACATACCTACGGAGATACACGACAGGATTGCTGGTGGCGCAGGTGTCATGATGGGGACTTACGGAAGGTTCACCGTTTACTGCAAGGCCAAATCCGACAGGACGATGAACATCAACAGGCAAAGCGAGCTTGTGGACAAGGTGTTCTCTCTGTTTCCCATCAACGGAAAGCATGTGACTGCAAAAGAACCGACAATACTGCTGCAGGGTGAGGACGGATATGGTTATCAAGCCACAGACATCACGTTTAGGCTGAGAACAAAATTCAACGCCAATAAAGTTTAATCAATAAAATATCACACACTATGGCTATAAAAAGAAAAATCGACCTTCAGGGTGATGTTTTCGAGGGCATCAGCTCTGTATTCGCTGTCAAGGGAGGTATTGCGACCAACGAGGGTGTGGCTACAGTCACCGAAGCCAATATGATGGAGTTCCCTGTTTCGGATGATTCAGGCTTCAACTTCGACACTGGCCAGCCAAGCATCGAGCATTTCAAGGTCAAGGGTCTCAACACGGACTGGGTGAACACATTCACGCCTGGTGACGGACAGATCACGCTTGAGATTCCCTGCAACGAGACGGGAATCATGCAGGCATGTTTCGGTGACGAGGGAACAACCGTGAGCGTCACTTTGCCAAATGGTGTAACAGTCGGTGGAAAGGCATCTATCACAGGCAAGGCCTATGCCTCAGCGCAGAAAGCCGTGTACTTCGGTCTGCTCATCCTCAACGACACCGAGGACAAGGTGCTCTTCATCAAGAAAGCGAAGTTTATGGCTCAAGCCATCTTCGACGGCTCGAACAAACCTCTCTGCGTCGTGCTGACTGGCGCTATATCCTCTGGTGCTGACAAGGATGCGTTCGGCATCCTCGAACCCGTGGCAGGTCAGTAGCAATCATGGCACATCCTTAATACAATCATTAAAAAACGTGACTGCGGGCAGCGGCGGTAAATGTCCGCCACTGCCCGTTTTTTTTAAGAATGATGGAAGAACCACAAATCGCGCAACCAACAGAAGAAATGCAGCGGATATATTCCGCGCTTATCGACAACAAGGCAAGTGAAGTCTCTGTTCTCGGCACGAAGAGAACGTACAAGATCCGCTGGCTGAAGAACGGCCAGTTGCGGAAACTCTCAAGGCTGTTGCTTGATGAGGGAAAAGGGAGTGGAGAGACCACAGGCAGCGAGATCCTGGATAGTTTCCTTTCAGACAACAAGCTTGCCTGCAAGGCGGCCGCTATCTATATTCTTGACGGTTACTGGAAAATCAAGTTCTGGTACCCTCTGGTGTGGAGGTGGTTCTATTATATCAAGCAATACGACAACATCCAACTGCAGCCTATACTTGACGAAGGCAAAAAAAAAATTCCGCAGATTCAGTTCTTGTACACTATCACATCGCTGACAGGGGCGAAGGATACGCTGATGCAGATGAGGAGGGAGGAAGTAGAGTCTATCCTTCGAGAACACGCTACGGAGCCGCGGGAGGAGACGGAAAAGCAAGACAATGGCTCGTAATGCCAAGATATTTCCTCTTCGGTCTGGTAAGGGTACCAATGTGGGAGTACTACTGGGGACACACAAAGGCGCAAATCGAACTCATGACCATTGACGTACCGCTCACGTTGTTCAAGAAAGACAGGAGCGGAAAGCCTAAGCCGGGGGAAAAGGGTTATAAGCCGAACCCCAAAAAGTTGCAGGAAGCCGTTGAACGATGGAAGAAGAGGAAAGAGGATAGAAAGAAGAGAGGATTCAGTCTCAGTAAATTCCTGAATACAGGGGAGAAAATCCCTGTTGATGATAATAGGGGGTAAGATATTCCCCGATTCTTATCAAGTCGAACCACCAACTTAACAAGATTGCCTAATAGCCAGTCTCTGGGGATATTGTCTCACGTTCTACTGGCTGTTAGGCTACTTTGTCAATGTTGGTGGTTCGTGTGCAAAATTACTAATTTTTACAATTTTGCGCAATGAAAGTGATAGAAATTTTGAAAATCGGCGAGAATTTCCTCAAAATACTGCAAAACGGAAAGACGACAGGATAAGCACAAGGGCGCTGGCGCGCTTCCTGTGCGACATTGACGGGTGCAGCGACTATATCTTCTGTCGCTACACCTATATTTGCTCGAATGTGAGCGACAAGTAATAATAATTTACATTATTACATTTCAATCGTTTATAGTCCAAATATTTAACATTTTTCTTTCTTTGTGAATATTTTTGTATATTTGTAGCAATATTCACAAAAACGAGTTGATGTTATGAATTTGGACCCGCTACGTTTTGCCATTGAGATTCAAGGAAACGCCTCGCAAGACCTTGATGGCATTATATCAAAGCTCGAAAAGCTAAAGAATGAATCCGTCACTATTAAGGTGGACGGAGGGCAGATTGACGCGCTTATCAAAAGGTTGCAGGGAGAGGATGGAAAACTTACTTTCCATCTGCCGGATTTGTCCCAGTTGCTGTCCCAGATACAGACCGCCCACGGTGAAATGAAATCCATCACAGACCTGGGAAAGCAATGGAACGAGATCCCAGCAATGGAGAATGCGCTCAAACATGCCCGTGAGCTCGTCGGGGTTATGGAGAAGCTGAGGGGTGTTGAGGAGAAGAATCTTCCGAATAATACAGGCGCAGGCTCTGATTTCCAGAAGAAACTACAGGAACTCAGCACAAGTCTTTCTGTCATGTACAAGGAGTTGCCCAATGTGGCGTCGCAGTCATTGAGGCAGTTCATGCAGCAGCTTGAAGGTGAGATGCGGAAAGTCAACGAGATAATCGGCAACATAGGCGCGAACAAGTTTGCCCGTGGGGCATCAGACCAAATCGCACAGCTTACCAACAAACTTGACACATTGATGAAATTTGGCGAGAACGACGGGGTTATGGGCAAGATTAAGAATCATATTGTCCAAGTAGAGCAAAGCATTCTCGCCTCTATAGGCAATGTCGTTAATGCAATCACGGGAGTGAAGTCCGCTTTGCAGCATGACAACTTCACGGCGTTCACCAAGAGGGTGGAAGCATGCGCTGTGGCTATCGAAAAACTGAACGAGGCTTTCGGGAAGTTTACGCTGACAGTTGGCAAGGATGAGGGAATGCGCAACTTTATGACTGGTCTCGGTGAGGTAATCGCGAATGTTCGCAAGACCATGAGCCAGATGAACATCAGTTCTGGTGACGGTTCAATCACGACATCAATGCAATCGTTTGACAAGAGTGTGCAGGACGCATTGACACATGCCGAGCGCCTGCAGGCCGTCATTATCAAGTTCGAGCAGTTGTCCAGGAACTACGAGATGATGGGGTTTGACCACAAGGCGATTGACATGGCTATCGAGAAGGCCAAGGAATACAAGACAATCATGGAGGCTGTTGCCGCTGGCGGTGGTGAGCACCTTGGGAAAACAGCGTCCATGTGGGCGATGGAGGCTGATTTCCGCACCATCATGGCCAAGGGAATGCAAAGCATAGGAGCCTCGTCGAGCGGCCGAGACACCAACAAGGCGGAATCTGAGATAGAACGCCTGACAGAGAAAATCCGTGTACTGAAAGAGGTTGAGCAGGAAGCGATGTCAAAAGGCGTTGACACTACAAAGCTGAGAGCCGCCATTGAAGAGATGGAGAAACTGAAGAACGACTTCAAGACAGTGGCTTCCGCTGGCTTGTCTCCAACTCTTGTCAAGGAGACGAAGGATTACACGGCCACGCTTATTGAGGCCAACAAGCAACGTATGATAGCGCAACAGCAGATGCGTGAAAACAAGGCATGGCAGAATGAGGCCAAGAAAGCGCAACAAGACGAACAGAGCAGTGTTGACGCAGCCAGGAAAAAGTGGGCGGAGATCACTGTTGCCATCGAGAAATATCAAAACACCATCACCGCCGCACAGGGATTGGGTCTTGACGTGTCGAATCTTGAGTTGGCAAGGAATTTTCTTGTCGCAATCAATAATCAGCTTCAGGAAATCATCAACAACGGAGGTAGGACAAACGCAGGTCTGTTGTTCAAGAATGTAATCAACGGAGAATACGGAGCATCAAAAATCCTTGGCGATGCAGAGAGAGCAAAACTTGAGAAACAGATCCGTTCCGCTGGCTCTTCCACGGATTTCGTCAAGCAGGCGAATGACGAGATAACAAAACTGACACGCCTGCTTACCAACCTTCGTTCCGCAGAAGCGAACGCAGGAAAGTTCAATGTTGATCACACAGCATTGTCAGACTACATACAAAGGCTTGACAGGATAAGGGACACTCTTTTCGCAATCAGGGATGCAGGCGGCGTGCTGAACGGACAGACCGCAAGGGACATCACAGGACAGGCGTCATTCATCAAGGATGCCGAGGCGGCGAAAGCTGAGGCGGCGCAAGTGAAAGCCAACACAGCGATAGCAAAAGAGAACGCTTCAGCAAAAGCCGCGTTAAGCCTTGAGGAAAGGAAGCTCGCCCAAGCCATGGGAGTAGCCACGCAACAAGCTAATCATCAGTCGCAGGTGCTTTCCGACCTGAAAGGCATGATGATGCAATACCTCTCCGTCTATGGGGCTCAGCAGTTTGTGCAGGAAATGGCCAACATCACAGGTGAGCTTGAATTGCAGCAGAAATCGCTTGAGGTCATACTCTCCAGTGCGTCAATGGCGCAGGAACTGTACGGGGAGATCCGTGACTTGTCACAGCAGTCACCCTACACTTTCCAGGACTTGCTGAAATCGACGAGGCAACTTGCCGCTTTCGGAATCGAGACAAAGGACTTGTATGGCACAATGAAAGCCCTTTCCGATATTGGAGCTGGTCTTTCTGTTGATGTCCAAAGACTTATCCTCGCATACGGACACGTCCGCTCTTACGGTTATCTCTCCGGCATCCAGAACCGCCAGTTCGAGACTGCGGGAATTGACCTTATCGGCGGTCTCGCAGACCATTACAACAAGCTTGCCGACGCGGAGATAAAGGCTGGCCGTGCCGCTGAGCATGTCACACGAAAAGATGTGTTCAAGATGATGCGCAACAAGGAAATCGGCTTTGAGGACGTGAACTCTGTCATCATGGGGCTTGACGAGCCTGGCGGCCGTTTCTACAACATGCAGGAACGTCAGTTCGAGACCCTCGGCGGCAAGCTGAGGAACTTGCGCAACAACTACAACATCATGATGTCCGAAATGGGGCAGTCCAACAAGGGCGTGCTTATGGGCGGAGTAAACCTGCTGAACGAACTGACGGAAAACTGGTCGAAGTACGCCACTATCATAGGTGCTGTGCTTGTCCCGCTGGGGACGATGCGTTTGGCGCAGTATATGGTAAACGGCGCCATAGGAATGCAGACAAACGCCATGACGCGGAATATTGTCGCCATGGCGCGCAGTGAGGCCGCCATGAAGTCGATGAACGCGGCAATGGCAAAGAGCGCTGTCACCGCGAGAAGTTGGAAGAACCTCTGGGGTGCTGGCAGGATATTCAGCCCTGCGGGTAATTTCATTGGTGGGCTGTTTGGGAAAAGAGGCGGTGCTGGAGACATCTCTGGAGCTGATTTGCGACATGTAGCGGCAAAGGGGTTAAGAGAAGGTACTCTGACTAAATCCAACCTCATGATGATGGGTGTGTCAAAAGACCTGACAAACGCGCAGAGATACATGATGCTCTCGCTCGCTGGTGTCAACCGTGAGCAGGCTAAAGCCATCGCCAGTTCAACAGGCCTTTCCCGTGTGTGGTACAAGTTGAGTTTCAGCGCAAGAGCCGCTGGCATAGCGGTACGTTCTTTTGTTGCCAGTCTTGGTACAATGTTTTTGCAGATGGCGCCGATTATCGCTATCACCATGGCGATTGAACGTGTCATGGCTGTTTCCCGTGACGCTGAGGAAACAGCGCGCCAATGGAGGGAGAACGCCAAGAACGATGTCAAGGAAATAGACGACACTTATAGGAAGTTCGGCGGTGACAGGGCGAATGGGTATGGCCGTGAACTTGAGGCCTCATATTCTAATGACGGTTTTGTGGCCAGGCGTTTCAGAGTCACTTTCGACCCGCACTCGCTTGATTCAAACGAAGTCAAGAATGCACTTGATGAAATGCGTGTGAAATTGCAGTCGTACTCACCTCTATACAATGGTGATCTTGTTGACATCTACAAGATGGAAGACCAGTACGACCAGCTCGCGGCGATGATGAAGAAGATGGAAGACCTCCGTTTCGCCAATGATGTGAACGAAATGGTCGGAGGGCAAATGGAGGATGTGGTGAAACGCTCTGCGGGATCAAACTGGTTCACCCGCATCTTCAATGATACCGTCACCACGAACATGAAGGATTTCGAGAACACCCTTTTGTCGGAATACCGCAATCTTGAGCGTTCCGTGGATGAAACTGCTTTGGAGAAAATAAAGGCATTTTTCCCCAATGTGGAAAATATCGCAGACGTAAAGGCGGTATTCAGGGCTTACGTCAGCGGAGTTGATGATGTCAAGAGGAAGATAGATGATTCATGGGCGTTGGCAAGTATTTTCAATAGCTCAGACGGAGCTTCTACAGCTAAAGTAGGTGGTGCGTTAGACAAGGTGGCTAATGACATGAAGACAGCCACAGAACATGCCGCGTCAATACTGAACCAGATGTTCAAGAGCGGTGACATGGGAGGGGCGGTTACATATCTTGAGAAGTACATATCAAATCTTGAGACCGCCGCGTCTATCGCAAGCCCTGAAGCGCGCGATATGTTGACAAAGGTGTTTCTCGACCAAATCAAACCGTTGCTCGACCAGAACGGATTGGGCGGGATAACAGAAGAAGTCCAGCGCAAGCTCGTCAACGAGAAGTTCATGGAACTCATCAACGGCAGGCTGACTGAGGACACCACGCCGGAGGAACGCAGGCAGATACTCGACGAGGTGTCAAGGCAGACCATAGAATGGGGTAAGAGTTATGGCATAGACATGGCAGGTATCGGCAAAAACTCAGCCGAGGCCTTCAATGACGCCATGAGCGCCGCCTTGCAATTCGTCAGACCTCTCAACCAGTGGCAGAAGGAAATCAGGAACGAGCATATAGGGGAAAACGGGAAGACCGTATTCTCGGATTTCTACAACGCTTTCAGGAAAGACATTCTTGACCAGCCCGACCTCATCACGTTCTTTGCTGAGGATATGAAGAAGAAACACGACGAGCTTGCAAAGGAAATAGAGAACGGCTTCCCGTTGTTGCGCCATGTGTGGAACATCGACATCGAACCGGATTTCAAAATCAAGACCACAAACCTTGACAAACTCAAGAAAATCAGGGATGCCGTGAAAGCGAAACTTGACTCCATCATGGGCGGACCATGGACTACGGAAGAGCAGAACAGAGCCAAGGAACAGCTGCAGAACTGGCTAAACAAGGCTGATATACAGATTGTGCTTGAAGAAACAGCGAAGGAGTACGGTTACTCTTACGGTGATGATAAGGATAAGGGGAAAGGCAAGGGAAGCAGTAACTCAAAGACCTACCGGGATGAGTTCGCCAAACGTTGGGATGAGCGTATACGCATCATGAAAGAGGCGTACGACTGGTACGACAAATGGGAGAAAAGGGTTGGCGACACAACCGCCATCAACAAGGTGAATGAGAAGTACAGGGAAATCTTTGACGAGTGGAGGACTGACAAGGTGCTTCCTTTCAACTTCGACAGCAATGACGTGAAGAACTATGTGAAATACATAGAGCAGATTCGTGACGACGCTCTCGGAAGATACCGCTCGCAGAAGAACGACAAGGGTAAGAACAACGGGCAGGAGGCATTGAGAGTGTACCGCCAAGCGGCTTCATTGCTCGCCGAGATAGACAGCGACAATTTCGACCGAAAGGCCGATGAGTTCGCGTCGTCCGTGAAACGCGCCCTTGACGATATGACGCGCATCTGGGGTATTTATTCCAACGTGAGAAGCAACACGGGAAATGAGGCTCTTGCCAATACATTTGCCGGAGGTGGTTTCGTGAGTGGCGAGACACAGGCTGACAGGATGGAGGACAAGTTGATAGAACTTGCTGGGACTGGTATTGATTTCAGAAAGGTTCTCGGAATGAGCGAGGATGAAATGCAGACTTATCTCGAAAGCCTTGACATTGCGCAGGAGAACATCAAGGGCGTGCTTGAAGGCCTGAAGGACTGGCAGAAGATAAAACTCGACCAGAAGAAGAAGGATATTGAGGAATATTCCAAAGTGCTCGGGTCACTTGTCGATTACCAGACCCTCGCCCAAAAAGCGGAGGACAAGTACGCTCAGAGTGTCGAAGCGAGCCAAAGGCTGCTCGATGATGGTGTAATCAGCCAGGCGCAGAAGAATGAGTATGACAGGCTGGCAGAGATTGAGAGAGACAATGAGCTGATGAAGCTCAGCTCTGGGTATGTCCTGATGACCAACAACGCTTTGTCCATGACAAAGAAAGAACTGAACGATGCGGCCGATGAGGCTGAGAGAATGCTGAAGGCTTTGCTTGAAGCTGGAAAAATCAAGCCGGAGGATTACGCCAAGCAGATGGCAGAACTTAATAAGAAGAGATACGCATGGGATGCGAATGCCTTCTTCGGCAAGAACAACATGCTGACAGCGTTTCTTCAGGGAGGAACACCTGGACTTGACAAATTCATCGAAGCCACAATCTCAAAAGCGGAGACGAATGGAGATTCCGAAACAGTTAAAACATATACTGATTATCAAAAACATTTGGAGAAGGTCAAGAACACCCTTGGTGATTTCGGTGTTGCCATAACACTCACAACAGGTGTCCTTGATGGTCTTGGCAAGGCGGCGCAGTCATTGGCGCAGATGTTCGACGCTCTTGGCAATAAGGGCATGTCTGACTTCTTCAGCGACATGAATGACATCATCGGAGGGGTGAGCTCTATACTCTCTCCCGCGAACAATCTTGTGCAGAACGCCTTGAGCGGGAATGTCGGCGGACTTGTCTCATCTGCGATATCCGCTCCAGTAGAGATGGTCGCCAGTCCAATCACCGCTTTCGCAAGATTGTCTGACAAAAGAAGAGAACGTCGTATCGAGGCGTTGCGAGATGACTTGAGGGACATCGAGAATACACTTGACATCATACGGAAACTGAGGGAGAGAGAACTGGGTTATGACAGCGGGAACATACGCAAGCTGATGGCGGCGATGTATGCGAATAACAACACTGCGCACGGCAGGGCTATGCGTGATTTCTACTCACGGTCGGGCAACGGCACTGGATATGAACAGGAACTTGAGGCACTGAAAAAAGAGAGGGAGGATTACCAGCGTATGTACGATGAGGAAGACCACAAGAAGAAATCGTCAGGTGAAGCTCTTGAGGAATACAGAAAGAAGATGGCTGAGCTTGACATTCAGATACTGTCTTTCTCTGAAGACCTCGCAAATGAGCTCTGGGGAATTGACATACAAGGCTGGGCCGACCAAATCAGCGACGCACTTATGACGGCTTTTGAGAACGGGGAGAGCGCAGCGCAGGCATACGCCGACACAGTGAAGAGCATCATGCAGG